TCGTCCTTGTAGTCGTTTTGCCGTGCTTCTAAAAGTTTGCCTTGGTAAGTTTCCTCACCTCGGGCCATACGCTCTGCATGCATAAGCTGCGCGTCAGACATAGCCATCTTCGTCTTTTGACGATTAGCATATATCTTACTTCCAGCTTGTAATGCTATCTTTGCTAAGCCGAACCAGGCCATATTAGTACCAAGTTGCTTTAACTGGTTTTCTAGTTTTTGTACCTTTAACGGTTACTTCTTGAGATTCATGAATATCCGGCGGTGTAATTTCTTTAGCTTCAGCATAACCACTTTTATTACTCCATGGATCCTTAGTAATTTTTGGTTCTTTAACAAAACCAGATCCTATTTCCCAATCTTTAGACATTATAGTGCTACTCCTTTTCCTTTTTTCGCAACGCCGCCGCCTCTGTATCCTTTGTTAAGTTCAGATACGACTCTTTTCTTTTCAGCTCTACGATTACGGTTAGATTTTTCAGCATCAATTCTACCAACTTCTTCTAAAAGATTTTCTCTTCCAGTGTTGTATCCTTTGGCAGCTTTAATACGACCACCTTTTTTGTAAGCTTGTCTAGCGTTAGGATATGTTGCAGCTCTACCTGTTCCTTTAGTTTCTATTCCTGGCATTATACGTTCCTATCTCCTTTGTCCATAGTCCCAACCGCAGCATAAGCTCTACGACCCATAGCTTTTTCCATGCCTTTAGATTCATCTCTTCGGGCTTTAAAGCTTTGAGTTTTTGTAGATTCTGCGCCACGTCTTGCGCCTAAGGATTCGTCTAGTCTGTCATCATAACCTTGTTTCTTGTCTCCACCTTTTGAATAAGGGAAACGAGGTTTATAAGGTCTTGATCCAAAATCATTTCTCATAATTTGTACTCCTAGGTATTTTTTACTCTAAATAATCCAGCAAGTCCACCCTTATTTGCTAGAAACATCTGTCTATAATTGTCCAAATAAGCTTTTCTACGTCTTTGCTGTTCTAAATACAAGAGATAAGCCGCCTGTTGCATCTTCAAATATTCCTCATCTTTAGCCATTTGAGCCTTTGTTTTATTAACAGTTTCAATGTCTTCTATTTTAATATTTGTTCCATCTCCCTCATCTGTAGGCGGAGTTTTAATTTTCATCTTAGATAATAACTCAATTCTTTCAGGATGATTAATAGGTAGACTGTCTATAAGCTTTTTAGTTTTCTGTTGTTTCGTAAAATTAGATTCAAGTTGATTTTTAACCCAGTTAGCCCCCAGTTTTTCTGTTAGACTCAGACCTCCTGTTGCAATGGCGAATAAGGTATCAAAAACACGTTGACCTTTACTTTTCTTTTCTTGGGGTTGTTCAATCCCATAAATATATTTATTTAAGTTAACACCACTAGCGTCCCCAATATGCTTTAAAAGTATTTTCTTCTTATCAGAATCTTTAGTGTCATCTATTGTAGGTTTATTCCAATTAACATAGGACAGTGCTTTATCATCATCTCCGGAATCATCAGGAGTAGATGGGGTTGTCACTGGTTCCCCATAATATCCAGAACCTGGCTCAAATCTTGAATGTCCGCGATCAGAACCCTGATTAGAAGAACTTTTACTACTTCCTTGATTACCATGAGGCCCACTAGATGGAGCTTGAGATTGAGAACTTCCAGTGCCTGCATGTCTATCAGATCCTCTATAAAATCCAGATCTTCCTCCTTCAGCCAAACCTAAAACCCCAGCTTGATGAGCAGGAATGAATCCACCTTGATTCATTTTAATTTCTCCTTTTTTCCATGACTCAAAATCTTGAGGTAATCGACCTTTAATAATTTCTTTAATTCTATAATCTAACCAATCCTTATAAGTCTTTCCACTTCCTTTAGAAAAACCAATTCTTCCACCTTGAGCTTTTCCTGGTGATCCCATGTTAACCATATCTTGAAGACTCATGATGGGTCTTAAAGAATTAAATATCTCTAGTGGCATAGGTTGAAGATTTAATGCATTCATCGCTTGAACATATTGTAGGTAGTCACTTCCACTTCCTTTAGAAAAACCAATTCGTCCACCGTTTTGTAATCCGGCAATCCCTCCTAGGCCATATTTCTTTTCCCACTTATTTGCAATGTCGGGATGATTTGCATGAAGATATCTTCTTTGTTTTTCAGATTGAAAAGGCATTAGCTACGAGGTCCTTTCAGCGTTTTAACGTCCTTTCGTTTCATAACATCAGAACGCATTTTTGCACGATTAGACATCGCTTGCTTTTCTAAAGAAGTTTCAGCTCTTAAGTGAGCGAGCTCTTCGTTTTGTTCCATCTTCTCTTCTTGTATATTTTGATTCATCATTGCCTTCATACGATCAAGGGCAATTCTGTTTTTATCTTCTTCCATTTTTCTCATATTGTCTTGAGCTTTAAGATCGAGTTCTCTCGCTCTTAGTTTAGCAATAGGATCATTATCAAATTGAGAAGTAATTTTCTTTTCTTCTACTAAGAACTCTTCCATCATCTCTGCAATCAATTGAGCTTTACGAGCTTCAATCTTTAATTGAAGGTTTTGAACTTCCGCTTGTATTCTTGGATCAGGTTGAGCTTGTGGATTCTGATTCATCATTTGTTGAATTTCTTGAACCTTTTGAATGTCATCTTTAAATTCTAACTCCACTTGTTCTTGGGCCATCATTGAAATGTGTTCAAAGACATTTTTTTCTAAGGCTGCGATTACCATCGGATTGTTTCGTGCCATATTCGTTGCCATGAAAGCAAGGTGAGCTGTAATGTGAGCTCTATGATCTTGCCCCGTAAACGCTTGGAAAGGTTTACCTCCAATCGCATCGATATGTTCAATCGCTGGATTTTTGGGAGCCGGCGGTGGAGGCGGTGGTAAAATCTGATCAATGTTCTTAACGCCAATCGCTGTGTACATGTCACGGTACGCTTCATATAAATTATGCATCTGTGGATTTGAAGATGCGAGTTGTAATTCTGTTTGTGCCGTTGCAATTCGTTGAGTCTGTGAAAAGATATTTGGATCGGCAACCGGCATAATATCGATCTTGTCATCAAAGTCAGCTTGTTTAATTTCTTTTTGATCGCCGATTACATCATAAGGATAAACCGGTGGTAAGTACGTTGCAAAGACATCCGACAATAAAGCAAACTCTTGTTTCAAAGCTGCATAGAGTCTTTTATGAATCGCGCTCATGACTCTTGAGCCTCTTTCAAGTAAAGCCACTGTTGTTCCTACAGCCGCTTGTTGATTGCCATCACCCACTTGCATATCCGCAATGGCTGCAAATCTTTGACCGGCTCCCACCACAATCGTCATTAATTGTAATAAGGTTTGAGACGGTTCTTTATAAGGAAGCGGCATAAAGGCATCCTTAAGATTACCGCCTGGAGCGTCGACATCACGCCACTCTCCAGGCTGTAACGAGACGGCATCGTTTTGTACACGAATGCCTCTCTGTTTAAACCCGGCAGGTAAGTTGGAGAGCGTACCTGCATCTAGTAATTGACGGAGAGCGGACGTTGCCGTTCGACTCAAACCGCCGATCATATGAATGAGTCCAAAGCCATAGAATCCAAGACCTGGCAGAAATCGAAAATGCACAAAGTATTGAATCTTATTTTTCAACGGATCATCGAGTTTAAAATTTCTTCTAATTGCTAAAACTTTTCTTGTCGAGTTTTCAACGGTAACAATATAAGGAATTTTAATTCCTGTAGGCTGACCATCTTTCCCGACATCTTCAAAGCCTTCTAAATCTAAATCAACATGACATTCGATTAAGGTAAACACTTTTTCATTTTGTGTTTTACGAATCCCTTCAAGTTCACGTTCTTTTTTCTTTAACTCTGACTCTTCGTTATAAGGGGTATTCAGTTTGATATCTTTATAGAATCCTGAGACCTGTTGTTTTCTTAAATCATTCTCAGAAGTTTTAATCACATGACAAATGGCTTCCGCATCCTCTAATGAGGTAGCAGAATACGGAACCACTAAGTCATCAGCCTGAACAAACTTTGAAACGGCTCGTC